GCGTCCCAACGTGCTGAGGTGGCTGGCAAAGTCGCTTGGTAAGCAATTCGGAACTCGTTGATGTGGAGTTGGTACAACGCTGACGACAATGTTTGCGAAGCGTTGTTGCCGTCGAAGTAGGTGATGGATGTGATGCTGTTTACTGGTCGCTTTGGTAGTGCGAGGCGATCGACGAGCGTAACAAGACGCACCCGCCAGGTCTGGTAGCAACAGACAGTGTCGGTATCACTTTCCCACTGCTCACGAGCTTCTTGGATCGCTTGTGCGAGTTGCACGTCGTGCGTCGTGTCGCTGGTCGAGATTTCGAGCTGCTTTTTCGCTTCGCTTAGAGTCAACGGTTCGACCGTTGGACCCGTCACTAGTTCCGCTTGAAATCGCATACTCGGCACACCTTAAACGATTGACCAACAAATCCTCAACGCCGCCGCCAAGATCAAGAAGCGTCCCCGCAGGCTTTCGCTTCCACTCCCTCAAGAGTCGAATCATCGAGTTCTCCTTGATAGATTTCATCGTTGACGTTCGCTACGACCTTGTCCCAAGCCTTGGGATAGTAATGGCGTACCTTCATGTTTTCGTCATACATCGCGACCATCTCTTCGACGTGTCCGATGCGTACCGAAGGATCCATCCAAATCTTGTTGCCCGCCTCGGCCCATTGCTTCCAGAACCAAACGTCGGCATCGATACGACCGTCTCCCCATGTGCCGTCGGCTGCTGGCTGGCAGCAGAACCAAGGCTTTGGCGTTTTTGCGATCTTTGCGACGTTGAAGACGGTTAGACCAAAGTGAGCCGCATCTACCTGGAGCGGATAACCGCTCCATTCTGCCGAGGAATGACCTGCTTTGAATCCGAGTAGTGCAGGCTTGCCGCGACGGGCTTGCATGGCACACAAAGCGTCAAAGTTTTCTTGGTCGCAAGTGCTGATCAGTTGGTGCAGTTGGTCGGACGTAAATACCGAGTCGTAATCGACCGACACAACGTAATCGATTTCGTCACGTACTGCCTGCTCAAACATATTTTGCATATGTTGAGCATAGAAAACGCCGAGCGATACCTGGAGAGGTACGCCGAGATTTTGCAATGCCGTGTCAATCACGGTGCGACAGTAAGTGATTTCGTGACGTGGTGCGGTCATTACCGCTCTGACTTTGACTTTTCGTTCCATACCGCTTCGATTCCTCCCTAGACGGTGTTTCAAAATTAACCAACAACAACGAACCCGGCGTTCGACGAGTTGGCGGGGTTCTTAAACTCTGGATCGAGGATGCCGATAGCACCCGTAATCAACGTCCCATTGGTGGTTGTGTCTGGGGTCAAGGTGAGTCGCAGGTAGCGACGTCGGGCCTTGAGATCCACAAACAGGATTCCCACGTTTCCGTTGGTCGTAGGATTTTGGGTGGCATTGAAAGAACTGTTGAACGTGACGAATCCGGTGGTCGAGTTGTCGGACTCGGCCAGCTGAACTGTCAGGTTAGTGCTGTTCGTGTTTACCGAAGCACCGAGAAGGATCTCGATGGCGGCGTATTTTCCGCCACGAGTATCGAACGCAGCGGATCGCGCAGAAGTCGCCGCAGTAACTGGGGCCAGGAGAACAGTCCTGACGTGTGCTTGCATCTTTTTGGTCATCTGATTTCTTTTCCTGTTTGGATGTTGGTTTACCTCAAAAAGTGACCGCCAGCCGGAGCCAGCGGTCACAGACCGCTAGGGAGGAACTAGCAGGTGTTAGCCGAAGACAAGTTGGATGAGTCCACCCGATGCCGCTGCCGTTCCACGATCGTGTACGACGATGTCGAATCGCTGAGTGGCTCGGATGGCAACGAGGTCTTGGTCGAAGTAACGCGACGAATCGGAGACGACAGAAATACCTCGCCGCGATCCCATGTAGACGCCAGCACTCAAGTCGCCGAAGTAGCATGCTGGTACGCCAGTGGTGCCAGTGAGCCGGTTTTCAAGGACTTGGCTGATGACGACTGGGTAACCAAGAAACGTTCGTTGCTTGAACCCTGATGCCAGCGTTTCAACTGTGTTTCCTGAACCCGCATCGGCGAGTCGCATCATCGACGCCCCCATCCCGGCCTGAGATATGTACCACTTTGGCATAGCACCGGCCCAAAGCTTTGCTTGACCGATCACGCTTTCGAAGTCGGCGAGCGTAAGAGCTGAGAACGTCTGACGGCTCGTCGCTGTGACCTTGGAACCCGCTGCGAGTGCTCCAGCAAGTCCGACAATGCCTCCGTAGGTGCTCGTTCCGTCGCCCAAGAACCCAGCTTGATCTTCAGCAATGGCAAACTGCTGAGCGATCGAGCGGGCCAAGATGTCAGCGACGCCGATCACAGAATCCTCGCCCATCTCGGACGAAATTTGCGTCAACGTTGCAAGCTTCTTGGCTTCCAGTTTGATCTGATTGAAAACCGGATCACTGGCGGTGATCGATGCACCTTCGCCGACGTAATACGTCGTGATTTCGGTGTTGAGCCTTGGCATGTTCACGACAGCCTGGCTCATCGGCATGACCGTAGCACTTTGGCGAATGACGCCGTACTGCTCACGAAGTTCGATGATTGCGGCCTCAAGTGGCTCTGGAACCAAGAAACCGCCTAGCGTGTTGTCGCCAGTGGTCATGGCTGCCTTTACGCCATGATCTCGGCACCATTGACGTGCGGACTTGTGATTGAAGATGGCTGCTCGAATGAACTGACCTGAAACGTAGGCATCCTCTTCAGACTTGAAAGCCTTCAGTGTCATTCCAGCCTTTGCACGTGCTGGAATTTTCATCCGCTTCGGTGCTGATTCTTCTTCATCATGCTTACGCACGATGTCGATAGCAGCGTTTTCAATACGCTGGCTTCTGTCTTTTTCAACTCGCAGTGCCGCAATTTTTCCTGACTCCTTGTCGGTGCCAAGGATTGCGTCAACTTCGGTCGTTTCGTCTTGAGTAAGATCGCGGCTTTCATCTTTTGCCATCGCAACGATGGCTTCGACTCGAGCTTGCAACGCCAGGATTTCCTTGGCGATTTCGCTTGAACTTCGCATTGTACTACCTTCCTGAAATGCGGCAGCACAAAACGAAAATAGCGGCTTGAAACTGCCGACTGTAGAACGAAATGAAACGTTAAACAGTCCGCTAGTCTTCAGCCGCTAATCAGTTGCTTCTTGACGTGCGAAACTTTTGTAGCCAGATAAAACTTCTGGCATTGACGGATTCAATATACGCGATTCTCTCCGCGTGTCAATTACACTTCTGCACTTGCGAATCCTCTGCAATGCGGAAGATGCAACGGCTGGTCTGTTAGGTACCAAAGTTTAACATTGCGGAATCCAGCTGCCTCTAGCATTGCTCCCAAGCATTTCAATGTTGGCACCCACCAATTCGAATGATTGCGACCAAATTCATCGGCAGGATAAAACTCGGCATGACACGATTCTCGATGGATGCCCTCTCCGGTGTAAGGCGATCGAATTTGATCGAGCACAGCACTTTCAATGTGAATTGTGCCCTTACAAACCTTGCGAAGCTTTTCCAGTGCAAGCAATGGATGCCGCAAATGATAAAGGACGCCGAAACAGAAAATGCGATCGAATGGCTCAACACCAAGCTTTTCTATGTCGTAAACGGACATTGTTAAATGCTGGCAGAAATCTGCGTTTAATGCAGATTTGCAAATGTCAAACGTTTTCCATTGGTTCTGGCGACTGACTCCCGTCACGCCAAGAGAATCACTGAAATCATCGATTGCAGTGACCCATGAAGCACCTCGCTTTAACGCTTCGAAAGTCCAATATCCGTCCCAGGATCCCACGTCGAGAATCCGTTCGCCAGTGAGTGATTCTGGAACCATGTACCGTTTGGCGTCAAGCGGTGCCCATCCGGGTGTCGTTATTTGGTCGGTTAGGGCAATCCGGTGATACCAAAAAGGTACTGACTTAACGGCGGTTTCGATTTCTTCGTTTGTCATGTTTCCTCCTAAAAAGTGTCTAAACCATCTTGGAACGCATCTCTGCGATCTTTCGATTGCATATCTTTGTGATGACTTCTTTCTTTGCCGTTGTCTCTGAATCTTGTTCGAAAAGATCCTGCGGAGGATGACGGAACCACGCAGCCGCAGCTGCTCGCTTTTTGCGAAGTGTTGGTGCCATGTCGGTGGCGAGTCCCGACTCAACAGCAGATTCGGCGTCGTACCAAGTCTCCGCATCCATCAATGCAAGTATCTCGTTGGTGTCTACACCCATGTGATCGGCGTAGATGCTCGCAAGCGATGCGTCATAGCCGGCCAGAACGTCGGCCATCTTTTTCATGTCGGACGAGTTGCCAATACTGATGCAGTGGGCACAGTGAATCATGACCTTGGAGCCGCGTTCCATTGTTCGCTTGTCGCCTGCCAGGAAGATAACACTGGCAGCGGATGCGGCTATGCTTTCGTTGTGGGTGTCGACGCCTCCCGGATGCCTCTTGAGAAGGTTGTAGATCGCAATTCCTTCGTCGGCGGATCCGCCTGGAGAGTTGATTCGAACTGTCGGTCGCCCTTTGAGTAAGGCGAGTGCTGAGCCAACGTTGGATGCCGTGATTCCTTCTCCAGTCCAGTCGGCTCCGATAACTCCGTCGATGAACAACTCATTGGTTTCTGATTTGCAGAAAATCATTGTTTTCACTCTCCAATCATCAAAAAAGTACGGTTTTTCCAGTTGTAAACGCAGTTTTTCACGTTTTCTAACAAGGTTTCTTGGGTTGATTTTTCGGCTACTCGAAGCAAGTCCGATTTGCTTTCGTCGCAATGCACGCGGGCGATGTCTCGATCAAGGCCAATGGCTTCGAGCTTGTCAGCGAGTTTGCATTCCCATTTGGCGTAGTTGCGATCGATCCAGTCGCAAAAGTTCTTTGTCTTGGCCCCAGAAATGGCATTGTTTGCCTCGCGGTCAAGCAGCGACCGGATCGTTTCCTCCATAGCTCGTGCGTTTGATGATTGCATGGAGTCGCTTCCAGTGTTTGTGGTGTCTTGCTGATTTGGAGAAGAATTTGCAAAATCGGACTGGCTGCTAGAGCCAGGTGTAATCGCTGGGTTCTCGTATGCGTCCCCACCCTCGTATGGATTCATGTCGATTTTTGCTCTAGCCTCGTTTGGCGACATGATCCTGTGAGTGATTGCGTTGCACAGAGCAGTCATCGTTGTTGTGAGATCTGTACGGTAGATCGCGGCTCGATTGAACTTGAAATAATGCGAACCTAGCCGTCTCTGTGTTGGCGTTCGAAGCTTCATATCGCACTGCTCTTCCCACTTCACCAACCATCTATCCAGTGCAGCAAGATAGGCCAAGTTTTTTTGCTCGAGCGAATTGTAAGAAACGCTTTCGCCGTCTCCAGGCATCGATTCGACACCAAAGAGCATGCCGACGTCTTGGCGGGAAAATTTCATCAGTTCAACGAACTGAGCGTCGTTATTACTCATATTGAGTGCGTTTGCTTTGATGCCTTCTCTCAGCATTCCAGCTTTTCCAGAGTTCTCTGGACCGGATTCGTTTTTATTGAAGGATTCTAGGAACTCGCGGGCCTTTCCCTCGTCGCGAAACGCACCAGCTGGTGCCTCTAAAAGCAACTTGCCTCGAAAGCCTCGCTTGAGCTGATTATCTACGTGCTTTGTCGCGTTGAGTCCGGCACGTAGCGTAGATTGTGCGATCTGAAGAAGGCCTAGTCCCTCAACACCGTTAAATGTGAAACCAGTAATATGAATCACGTCTGAATCGTTGAAGACGATATATCCATCCTTGCTGGTCGCGACACCGTCAAAGAGATTGCGGTTCTTTGTGTCGGACAGATTCGGCCTTGTGATGTGTAGCTTCTTGCCTTCGTAGACAACGGTTTGCGTCCTATCTGGAAGCATTGGAATTAACTCTACAATGCTGTCGCCGTCGCGAATAACTGCTGCTCTGCCGTTTCCATACAGCAGAGCGTGTGACATCACTTGTTCTTTGAAGACAGATGGCGATTGGATTTCATTCGGCTTCTCACGTAAAACAATGTAGCCATCGTGCCGTTCATCGTTTACTGCACCATCGCCCTTTCGTTTTTTTACGTCGAGAGGAAGCATGCCGACGTCGCCGCATATTTTATTGTGGGCGTACCAAACCGGAGGTAAAGACAATGAGTCGTTCCATCCGATCACATCGTCTGAGGTCTCTTCGTCTACACCGAACCATCTTAAAATGCTGCTGACGATCGTCATTTTGCTTCCTTAGGAGATGTAAAGGCTTCCTGTGGAACGTTCAGGCTCAAGGCTTGTTACGCGGTATGCCATCACCGCCGCCACAATCGGGTCGATCTTGTCTTTGCTGTCTCGTTTGTCGAACATCCAGCGATCTTGACGATCCTTGCAGATGATCGCGTTTCCTGCACACCAGCGAAGTAGCTTTGAGTCCTCGAAGACAAGCCGTCCTTCCTCCATTAGCTGAATGAAATTGCGGATCGCCTCGTTGAAGTTGCTTTGGTTCTGTGCCATGCGTGCAGCAGTTGCTCCGATCTTGCCGAGCTGCTCGCCCAGCTGCTGGCCGTTGTAGGGATCGTAAGCAACGGTCTTGATTTCGTAGCGTTCCAGATCCTCCAGCAAAGATGCTTGCAGTTCCTCAATCGGATATTGATGTTTTATCAGTTCTCCGTTGTAGACCCATTGCGAAAACGGCATTACGGACAGATCACGCTTCGAATCGTCGGCGATGTATGCACGGCATCGAATCTCGTATCGATAAATAGGCTTGCCATCATCGCCAACGGACATTGGAAACCTGGCACACATCGCATATGCAGCCAAGTCGTCGCGGCTGCCAAGGTCAACGCCAGCTCCGACAGCGTCGGCCTGGTGCCAGTCGGCCAGCTCACCAACGCAGCGATCAAAAGCGGTGACGTCGAACGCTCGCTCCGTAGACGCAACAATTCTGTTTCCGTGGTAACGCATAAAGCGGTTGCGTCCAACGGATGTGTTCTTGTCCTCGTTCCATCGCTGCCGAAGGTAGTCCAGCTTGACAGAGATTCCGAGATTTGGATTTGCTTTGATCCATGTCGATTCGTCTCCTGGTTCGTCGTCTGGATCAAGCTCGTAGATGATCGCAAACAGGCTTTCGTCTGTAAAAGTTCCATTGACGACGTTAACCGCGTAGTTGTAGTTTTCTAGCCAAAGATGCGAATCGTCTGCTCCAGCGGTGGTGATGATCAGGTGAATCGGTTGCGTCCGCGATCCTGAGCCAGTGACCATAGTGTCATAGAACTTTCGATGGTGCTCACCCCATGCGTGCAGCTCGTCCATTACAACGCAGTGCGGATTGAGTCCGTCGAATGGCTTGTCACTCGATACCTTGCGGATGTAGCTACCTGAGTTCTTAAACGTGATCGTCTCGTTTTTGCAATCGGTGGACTTTTTGATCCAAGCGGACTGCTCTCGCATACGCTGAGCCTCGCCGTAAACAACTGCTGCCTGTTCTTTCTTTGTGGCCGTCAAAAGGATCTGGCCGACTGCTTCAGGTCTTCCAGTTGCTGGGTCGATGTCGCCAGCTCCGAGGAACAAACACAATCCAGCCGCAGCGGATGATTTGCCGTTTTTTCTAGCCATCGACCAATAAACTTTGCGGAACCGCCGCGAGTTGTCATCGTCTCGCTTCCATCCGAATATGCACCACAATGCGAAGGCTTGCCACGGTTCTAGCTCAAAAGGTCGTCCAGCAAATTCGCCGATTGAGTGCCGTAGCATGACCGGAAAAAACTGGCAGACTGACGCGGCCCAGCGTCGATCGAAGTGAAAAGGAAACTCGTCAGTGCTTTGACGCTTCAGGTCTTCGAGGTGTCTGCGTACAGCATCCTTGACACGCTGACAGGCCACAATTTCGCCTGACATCACGCCTTCAATATACGCTTCGACTCGACCAGCAACGCCGTTAGTTATCACTACCAGTCGCCTCCTGGAGCCAAGCTACGAATGGATCGTCTTCTTCTTGTTTCGGTGCATGCAAACGACTACGAGAACTTGGTGTAAGTCCGAGTTCGGACTGTCTCTTAAGCAGACGATCCGCGTATTTATGGATCTGGTTTGCCGCTGGATGCACTGCCGCATTGCCCTTGTCGTTAAAAATGGTCACGTTGCCTTCCTTGCATTGTTCCCATAGCCAACAGAATTGTGCGTAATCCATGCAATACGCTGCGAGAAGATGCTTATCTGCCGTCGTTAGCAAATTCATTTCTTCGAGCGTTGAGCAAACGTCTTGCCAGCACTCTTTTGCAATCGCATCCTTTGCAACTTGCGTTGGCATCTTTGGCCATCCAAGCTTTACTTGTGGCTCGTTCTTGTTGCGTCGCTGGGGATTGTGTGCGAACGCTCCGGACGCCTCTTTTTGTGCCGATGAAAGCGGTTTTCTACCTCGGACCATCATAAACCTCCAATTCTGTGGACGCTGACGGATGCG